TATTCGGGAATTCTCAGAAACCGCGATTTGCTAGAATGAAAAAACCAAACTCGGTAGAGCATGACGAGAATGGAATTGGGGAGTTGCTGGTTACCTCTCTGATCTGTGCAGAAACCAAGCAAAACGGCTCTCGGATTGCACTCCGGAGCCGCCTTAAAGGATGAGATCATGCTTAGGTTTAAATCTCATGCCTCTAGTATAGCAAAGCGTGGCAAACGATGGCTGCTTAAATTGGTCATCGCGTTGATTCTGCTGATAATATGCTAGGCACTTAGGTAAAGAGCCCCAAGGCGCAAGCTGCGGGGCTCAAGTGTTTCTTGACCGAATATCGAAGGCTATTTGAATTCTGCAAACCTAGGCGATATAGATGCTGGATACGTCCTCAGTTGGAACGGTGCGTTACGGCCCAATAGGGTAAGAAACGGAAGAATTGTTGCAACTCAAGAAAACAACAATTACGTTATAACAGATGACGCTAATTTTGATGCCTCAAAATCAAACGCTTTGTTTGGTAGTTCTGATACAAACCAGCCAAAATCGCTTAGAGGGTACCTGTTGATTCGATATCAATAACGGATAAGGCAATAAACCTGTAAGGCGGCGGGCTGGTTCGTCGTCGAAGCCCCGTAGAGAGCTGAGTTTCGCGATGCATCGAAAGTCCAAGAGAGTGACCCGCTTGTATGACTTTCGTACATATCACGGTCATATTTTCTAGGCCCTGTCCTAGAAATAAACATTGCTCCAGTAAGGTCATGAAAGCCGTACTGTGATATGTCAAATTGATCGTCAAACCCTCGGCCACTGCTCAAGATATTCGGTAACCCAGCTGCTACATAGCAGCCGATCTCCTCAAGCGTTGCCGCCGCTTCAAAAACTCGATGGGCCATGTCCGGAATTCCGAACTGAGTTGCCAATGTGCTCGAAGTATTGAATTTTGTGCCGTAAACGGCGTAAAGCTGATCGTAGGTAGTTTGCGACAAATTGCCGCCGTTATTGGTCGCCACGTACCCGTCGATCTCAACGTGAACCGGGAATGTCAGGATGCAGCCGATCGGCGTGGCACGATAGGACATCTGAACAATCGAGCGATAAAACTGATCTGCCAGGCGCTCCCCGTCTGCGACGTAAACGTCCTCGCTTAGGGTTCGCTCGATAAATTTTGCGATCGCATAGCCGGCCTGGGCGCCCTGCGCAAAAACACGATTCATTTCGTTGGATTTCGCAATACCCGAAACAAAACCGGTAAGACGCTTTGCGGCACTTACCCATTCGGCATAGGGAATCAAATTGGCATTACTTTGATCTGCGAAAGGAAGGAATTCATTGATGGTTGTCATATCGCACCCAATAAAAAAGCCCCGCTATTCGCGAGGCTGATGAGATAAATGAATGTTTAGTTTTCAAACGGGAAGAAGTGACCTGAATCGAAGCCCTGGACTGAGGCCGTTTCGTAGTCAAAGCCGAAGTAAGGCACGTTATCGACAATCTGCATACCGACGCCTGCCGCCACAATGTCGATTAATCGGCGGCTTATGAGCTCCCAAACGATCGGCGGGGTTTCGCTTTTCGTGAGATTGATCACCACGTGCATATTCTGTTGATCCTGGAAATCAAACAACTTTGCCGGAACGCCGAAATATCCGAGGGCCGTGTTTAAAAACTCGGGGACCGATTCGTTTTTGCCGTCGAATTTATTCGCGAGGATTTTCGTTTTAATCACTGCGCGATAAGTTTCGTCGTCAAGCGTCACCATGCCGTCCGAGGGATCAAACTGCCCTTTCCACACACCTTTGTCGAAGCCGACGCCATCGACATCGTCTAGGGCAAAATAGACGCCGACCAACTTCATAGGCAGGCGCCTGGAGATTCCGACACGCACGCCGACCGCGTCCAGCTGGACACCTACAGCAGTGTCAACGTCAAAATGCTTATAAAAAACCGCCAAACGTTTTCTTGCTTCGTTTAGCGGTTCGGTCAGCTCATAAATAAATTGCTGGTACTTTGGCTTATCAAAATGCGCTCCGGCAATCAACTCGGTATAACGATTTGCATCGCTCATGTCTGCACCTCCACCGTCACATTTTCAGGAGCACATGAAACTGCCTCATTCCATGCAATTACGAGGCTAGCTGCAGTCTGCCCTGTAGCCGAGCGGCCGAGCGTAATGGCCTCAACGCTAAAGCGCTCGTCCACTACCCCGGCATCTGTTTTTACAGCGCTGGCAAGTACCCGGGCAATGTTTACCGATTCTCCGATGTCCAAAGAATTGATGTACGCAACGATCCGGGCCTTGATCTCGTCCTCGGCGCTGGAAAGATAATCCGCGGCGGGTGCGATCGTGAGCTTGCAATAGGCCGGCACAACCGTAGGCCGTGAGAATTTAATCGTATTGGGGAAGCCGTAAGTGTCCAGATAGTTGTATGACGTGGAGCCATAAGTTCCGACGCCTTCGCCCTTTTTTAGAAAAATCGTTTTTGCAATATCGGCTACTTCCCCGCCATCAACGATCATCGCGATCGAATGTCCGGGGACGCCTTCCGATGTCGGAGTATCGCCGTCATTCTTAATGCCGCTAACACGTCGCACGCCGGCGGTGGTCAGCAGACTGCCGATAATGCCTTCCCACAGAGAAACGCTGGGGAGCGCTGTCGATTTTGACTGCTGCAACCGAAGCTCGAGGTCCGTTTGCACCGGCGCACCGGGCTCGGCCGCGAGAATATTTTCAACGGTTTGCCAGCCGAGCGTCGGCGTTCCGATACGGTTGACAGTACCCGCGGGCGCCCGGATGTCACCTTCTTCTGCAGCAATTGCAGTTACCGTGATTTCCCCGGCAGGCGGCACCACGACGTCGGCGGGCAGATTCCATTTATTCTCTGCCTCGTCCAGGGCCACGCCGTTGACAATATGGGTGCCTGCCTGGCCGACGACCCGGAGGTCTACCTGAGAGTGTGATGCGGCCTGGCGCGTGATGCCGTTCACTTTCACCGCAGAATCCAGGGCTACGCCCTTGGCCGTAGTCGGGTTGTATACGTTATAAACCGCGATCGCCTGCGCGTTCACATCCGAGATAGCTGCCGCCACAATGCCGACCATTTGACCGTCCTGGGTGTCAGCGTCCAGATTGATGTCATCGCCAAAAATGGCCCGCATGCGGCCCTTTAGGTATTCGTAAATTTCTTCATAGGACGGAGCTGAGATACCTGTCTCAGTAACCGAAAAAACCGGATCATCAATCATGTAATTTCTCCGTTAATACTTGCGGGACCGTAATCCGTGGTGAGGTTGACTTGTATGGTCAGGCGCCGTGTGTTCGGGTCAAGCACTGCCTCAAACTCATCAATTTGCTGAACGCCCGGGGTTTCCAAAATGCGGCTTTTGATTACGAGATCAGCCGCGCTTTGCTTGCCTAAAATCTGCTGCAGATAGGGCGTACCCTCGTCCGTGTCGATAAACCACTGCCCTTGCCAAAGTGCGAGGCGTGTCCGGACATTTTGGGCCACAGCTTCGGGCGTATTGACTAAATAATCGTTTGCATTGTGGCCGAAGCAAATATCGCCGTCGGCCGTTGTTCGTCTTACTCTCATTTAGGCCCTCCCGTATTACTGGAGCCAGTAGAAACGCCGGAATGGACGTGAGACTTGAGGCTGATGCCCGCGGCAGTAACGTCGGCGTCTGTTTCCACGCCACCCGCCATCTGCGCGGCCGCTCCTGCGGCATTGGTCAGCGGTCCTTCGAGCTGGATCGCCGGGGCTTTAATGCTGGCGCCGGCGGAGGCCTCAACCGTAAAATTTTTACACTTCACGGAAAAATCTCCGGACGTCCTGCACTTAACGTTATGACTGCCGGGGTTGAGCTCAATGAAGGCCGCGCCGTCGTCACTGCGCAACTGCACGGCACCGGTGCTCACACTAGCGATTTTTCTAGCCTGGGACCACGGGCCGGGAATAACAAACCCGTCCGATAGATCGTGCATCCTGGCTTCCGGAGGCGGCTGAATTCCTCCGAGCTGCCACCAGTAATCTATTCCCCGGGAGGCGAATACGACCAGGCACTCGTCCCCGGCTTTTATCGGGAACGTGAGGGAGCATCCGCCGCCGTGGGGAAACACGACAGGGCAGTCTAAAAGAAGCGGCATATTTACGAGCTGGATCGAGCCATCCTCCTGCGTCACCCGGCCCTTAATCGCGGGCTGAACTTCGCAGGTCAGCGCGCCCGCATCGAACTTCTGGATGATCCCCGGGAGCGCGGTCCATACCTGTGTCAGCCTGCTGTTTGTAGCCTTCTCAGAAAATCGATTCGGGTCAAAAATTGTTGCGGTTGAATCCATAGCGCCCTCAGTTCGATGTGTATGTAAAAACAGATGGAGCAATCGGTCTGCTGGCTGAATTAACACCCACGACGATCAAATTTGTGTACCAATCCTCGCCACGGGTATCGCCCACGTGCTCGCGGGAAATCACCTGATACACGCCATCCGCCGATAGAAATGCGTCCGTTACCGCCTGATTTTTCGTAACTGCGTCCTCCGACACGGTTGTGTCGTAGTTGTTTCGCTGTACCGAGGCGTTATCGATTTGAATCTTGGCGCCGATTTCCAGGTCCGGATTAAGGAGCGCCTGGACGTCAAGGCCGTCCTCGTCCAGCGTGGGGCGCCCGATCAAGCCGGTATCGGCATTAAGAACGATGACCCTTTCATTAGGGTCATACGTCGGTGTTTTAGGAATGGCGACAAGGCCGTCAACCCCATAGCCCCAATCAAAATTATTTGTGTCGGCGATACCGTTCATGGCGTCGGTAGCCATCCGAAACATGACTTTTCCGCGCGGGAGCCTGGAATCCATGAATTGAATCTTTGGGAGCTGCTTACTGTCGACGCCCTTTTCCTTCATGGCCGCGACAACCTTGTCAAAGATCTCTCGCTGAGAGGCGCCTTTGGCCACCGAGGCATTCACCACCGCATACTGCCTGGCCCTGTCGCCTGTGGCGGCTACCAGGCGCATGAAGGTTTCAGTTTCGCTCTCGCGGCCGACGGATTTCCACCACAAATCGCCTTGGAAAATGATGCCGTGGTGGTTCTGATAGCCCGCTTCGATGATGACGCGCATGCCCTGATTTTCGATGACATTTGTACCGATGCCGAGGCGGTTTACTGTTTCCTGCGAGACGTTGTAAACCGTGATCTCCGCAGTGCATGGCTTGCCGATAACGGCCTGCGAGATTCGGAATTTGCATCGAAATTCGCTCAGGTCAATCGCCTGCTGATTGTCCTTGTCGACCGCCACAACGAGGCGAAAATATCTCAGCCACTGACGATTTTTATTTGTTTGGCTCATTCGTCACTCCAAAATAAACTCAGCGTTTGCCCCATGTCTGAGTAAGTCGGCTCGTAGTTTTTGGCTTGCTTCGGCAACTCGCACCAGAGTGCCCCGCCCATTCGCTTATAGCCAAACTGTGCCAGCAGGTTGACACCTGTCACCAGCGGGAGGCCCTGGAGCGCGTCCGAGCCGTCTGTCCGGACCATATCCAGAAACCAGCCGCCACCATCCGCATCCCTGTATATCAGCGTCATGCGGTAGTTATATTCGCCGAGCCGGATGGAAAAGCTCTGGGCCCCGGTACTTAAAGGAATTTGATAAATACTCATGGCCGATTCCCCGCTGTAGTTAATACTGGTTGCGAGGTGCCGCGCTGATTAACAGAGGCCGTCTGCTGAGGATTCTTTTGCTGAGCTTCCTGCAGCGTGACCTCTTTTGTCCGGGCAAATCGGATTTCCTCGAAAGTAATGTCCACTACAAGGGCGCTTTCCGTGTCGACGGTAGAAGTTGTTTTTAACTTCGTGATGATCACCGCCGGATACTGCTTCTTGCCGGTAGAGAGCGAAAACGGCTCCCGTTTGGCCTGGAGCTCCAGCAGTTTTTCATAGACGTCTTTCGTCGTTGTCAGACCCTTAAATATCGAAAAATCGAGAATCGAATTTAAGAGCCTTGAGGAATCGGACCAGCCGAACTGGCAATTAATCACCGTCGGCATCTGATACGCATGATCCGAAACATTCGCGCCAGTATCGACCGGATGGCGCGTAACCACGACCTCGTTTTCGTGCTCCTCGCTAACCACGACGTCCGGAATAATTCCGGCAAATTCTCGTTTTCGGCCTAGAAGCAGAGCCTCCAGGCTATACGGTAAAGAGGGCATATTTCCTCCTTAGCTAAGATTGCGCTGGCCGTACCGGTTCTGGGCTAGCAGGGTCTCATGCGCCACAGCCTGGCCGACTGCGCGCGGATTATCTGCGCCGTTGATCGTGATGTTTTGGTTCACGACGACACTGCCCCGGGAAGGAATTTTGTCCCGCTCGTTGACAACCTTGGAGCGCCACTGTGATTGAGCGGCGGCGAGCACCTCTTTATCAAAAGGGGCACCCTCAAAATACTGAGAAGCGCCCCGGAAATTCTCATGCTCCGTGATCGACTGCATGAGTGCCTTAAGCACTCGTGGGTCGCTTAGATCGAGGCGTGTCAGCGCACCTACATCCGAGCCTAAGCGTTTGCTCATGTTTGCGGTCACCGACTGAATATAGGCGCCCGTATTGTTCTCGCTTGGGGGCGCGTATTTGGAGATAATCGACGCGACGTTATCCAGCCCGGCATTCGCGTAGGCCTTGAGCTGCTTGCCCAGTGCGCCCCAGCCTTCTTCTGGCGTGCGGTAAATAGTAAAAGCGCCGTCGTTTGCCTGGTTTCGGGAGACAGGGCGAATATTTCCCGGATTGTTGTTCCGTAAGCCCCGGGACATTTTTCCCGGCACCGGGGGTGCTTCTGTCTGTGCGGGTTTCGGCGGCGCCTTCGAGCCTGCAGCTCGATATCTGGCCAGCTCCTCCTCGTACCCTTTTTTATCGAAATCGTCCACGATGCTCACGCCCTCCTCGGCCTCATCGTCCAGAACGGATTTTTGTTTGGTGTATTTTTTTCGCAGGAATTTCTGCACCTGCTCATCGTCCATGAGGTGGCGCTTATAGCGCTCGGCATCCTGAAATTCGTCGGCTTTAAAAAAGAAGTTTTTGAGATAGTCGCCGAAGCCGTGAGACTGATCCCAAATGTTTTTTTCCGTCTGGATCCATGCCGGGAGCTCCTTCGATAATTTATCGTTGACCTTCGCGGCTACCTTATCCAGGCCGAGACTGTCGGACAGCGTACCGAAAGCGGCCTTACTGCCCATGGAGATAATTTCCCAAGTGCGTGAAAATTCGTTCGAGAGACGGTGCACGGAATCTGCCGACTTGTCGACCATATCCGCCAGCTCTCCCTGCTGCTTATTCGTCTTACGAAGTTCAGCAGGAAAATCTCGCTTCATTACCGAGGCATAGATTCCATCCAGGCCCATCATGGCCGCCTCGTTTCGACCGACCGCGTCGCCCACAGATTGCCAGTGCTTTCTGAGGTCCAGCAGAATATCGCCATAGTCCCTCAGCTTGCCCGCTTTGTCCGTCACTTCCACGCCCGTGATATTTTTGATCTGCTGCTCCATGCCCGGGAGAAACATGATCTTATTGGCAAACGACTGGAGGCTGGCCGCGGCATCCTCCGCGTTTCCTCCGACCTTTGCCACGGCTGAGGCGACATTGTTATAGCCGCGCACCGTACCGCCGATATGATTCGTGAGGTTGTAAAAGCGGTTGACTTCCTGGGTGCTTTTAGCGAATGCCGCTGTGAACGCGGTGCCCATGGCAGCGCCTCGCATGGCGATTTCCTTCATGCGCTTTCCGGCATAGTCGATTGAGGCTTGAAACTTGGCTTGCTCGTCTTTATCGACCACAAAGCCTAAGCGGACGAGGAAACCGGCGAGAACGCTACTCATGGTTGCGCTCCTTCTCTAAAACAAATTCGTTGTATTTTTGGTTGTCGATATAAACGTTCATTAGCAGAATGTCCTCGAGCGTCAGATCGCCGCCCTTCAGGTCCAGATAGCTGATCATTCCGTGGTAGACGGGGCGCATCAGAAAATCCAGGCCGTCGGGGAGACTTCTGAACGGGCTCGGTTCCTGCTGAGTGTTTTCGACGCTATGAGCGAACGTTAAAGATTCAAAGCGTCGATAAAAGGGCGAAGCTCACGCTGTACGACAGCGCTCACTAATATGCATGTGGTCGTGAAATCGATGTCATCGAACGCCAGCGTGCCGCCTGAATATACTCGGGTCCAGGTTTTTCCATCCTCAGAGCGTCGTTCGACCACGCTCAGCGCAGTGCGCACGCAATAGTCGAAATCATCATCTGGCATCGCCGCAATACGATCCAGGAGAGGCTGACAGACCGCGAGCAACGTGCCGAACTCGGTCAGTTTGTCGCTGAGTGTCGCCTTGGATTCCGGCATGGATTTTCCGTAGGCTGTCCACATGCCATAGAGCACATTATTAAAGGCTGTAGGCATCAGCGGCCCGAGCCGCTTTTGGAGCTTCATAGCTTCAAAAAGATCGAGCCGTCCGACGAGATACTCATGCCCCTGCAATGTGAATTTTTGAGGTACGAGTTTGTCCATTAGTAAGTTCCGCTAAGTGTATCGATCTTGCCGCAGTCAAAGCCCCATTCAAGGACGGGCTGGCCGTCCTCGGCGAAGGTCTGACTGGGAAGTCCCTGGAATGCGACGCTTCTGGCCACAATCGTGTCCGTATTGCCTTTGTTTAGGACGGTGATGACATTGTTGCCCCAGGCACTAGAACTCAAACTTTGGGCGTTAAACATAGCCTTGAGCTTTGCGTTCACGGGGGATGTATAAAGAAGCCGAATCGTAAGTTTTCCACTTTTATCTGCCCTCAAAGAATGCATTACCTCGCCATCTGCGCCCGGCGTCATATTGTTCCGGGGCTGATTAAACTCGACGGAAATACCTTCTTTGGAAGCCGCGGAACCGTATCCGAGATCGATCACGCCGGTCGGCCCTGCAAATGTCGCAGTGACATCCATAAAGGAATAAGTAGCCATATTCGTATCTCCTTATCGGTTAATCGTGAGCGTGGCGTCGATATGGTGAACTGCGCCGCGCAGTTTGATAGCTACCTTGATCGGAGGTGCTTTACGGGCCTCGCGGTCGCTCTGGGCTTGTTCTTCCAGCGGCTGGATGTAGACGTAATATCCGGAGGTGAGCGTGTCGCCCTTCTGGAGAGATCCAAAAGAATCGCCGTTCCAGACACCCGGAGCAATAAGGCCGTTTCGGACACCCGCATCAAGCGACTTGTTGATCGTCGCCAAAATAGATGTCATGCCTGCTTCGTCCTGGCCGATCTTTGTCGTAGTCGTATAGAGAAGGTTATAGAGGTCTGTCTCTACACGATTCTGCTGCCAGTCGAGGCCGTGAGTTTCGTCAATGAACCAACCTCCGGACATGACGCCTTCCTTGTAGATGGAAGTGTCGTTCTGGAAAGCGGCAAAAACGTTGACGTTTTTGTTTCTCAGGGCCAGTGACTGAGACGTTCTCAGGTTCTCGGCTACAACGCCCGGGAGCTGTTTGAACTTCAGAGTGATCGTGGTATTCGATCCCTCGAAATTGATCGTGCTCATGCGTCCGAGGACGGACACACCGGCAGTATCGCTGGTGCTAGAGAACGTGCAGATCGTGCGGTTATAGCCCAGCGCCTTGAGCTTAGAGCCCAGCGAGGTGCTATTTGTAGAATCCATTTCGCCCGTATTCTGCGACGTCCAGGAAACAATGCGAGAGGGTCGAGCGGCATTGATGAGGGCAGAGACCTCAAGGGCGTCCGCGTCCGTCCAGTCGGTTCCGCACACATAAAGGCCGTACCAGTTGGTGTAGTCCAGGCAGGCCGTTACTGCGTCGACCAGGTCCTCTGCTGCCGCCCCGTTGACCTTAGTCGTACCTGCGTCCAGGCCCATGACCTGGGAAAGCGCCGTAGAAGAAACATTCGCGACGGACGAATTCACGCCCGTGGTGGCGGATTTGATAATGAATCTCGTACCGTCGAATACGCAGGTGCCTTTCGAGGCCAGCGCGGTCGTGATCTGAGTTGCCACGCCGTTCAAATTGCTCTGAGAGCTCAGGTCGACGCTGGAAACCGAGACGGAGGAACCATCGATTTCAACGGTGAAAGATCCGGAAGTGATTTTCTCGAAGTCAGCGATCTGCTGCTGAGAGATTGCCAGCATACGGCCGCGCAAAAGTCCGGCTGTAGCGGTTTTAGCCCAGCGGCCGACAACCAGCTGAGACGGCTGAGGAGACTGGCCGAAGAAGGTGACCGCGGCCTGATACTCAGGTGCATCGGTTCCGAAATCGGCGGCAATTCCCTCGACGCCCGAATACGTGCGCAAGCGCTCGTCCGTGTCAATGACATCGCTGGTGCCGAGCACTAACATGGCCCCGAAGTTGCGCAGTGCGGCCGCGACCGGAGACATCTCGATCGTGACGTTTACAACTTCTGAGACCGGTAATGTAGGAGCAACGCTCATAATTTACCTCGTTCTGGATAAAAGTCGACATCGGCACCGACAATGGTGCGAACGCCGTAAGTTCTGGAAACCTTCCGAGCAACGTGGAAGGTCATGTCATATCGATCAACCCACGTCTCGCAAACGAGATCCGGCAGGCGCATGGCCTGCGAATCAATCGCTTTTAACGTGAGCCCCGTCTGCCGTAGCAGTGAGCGGTTCTGTCCGATTTGCGCCGCATCCCTGAATCTCTGGGCAAGGAATAAAGCCCGGGGGCCGTAGAAACTCAGCACGAACTCATAATCCTCATGCACCACGGAGGTCTGATCTCCTGATAATGGCAGCGACGGATCACCTTTTCGCCCGTCGAGATAGGCAGGCGTGGTATCGAGACTTTTGAGCGCCAGGGCGCACCAGTCGGTTTTAAGCGCCGGCTGGGTACCGGGCTTAGGACGCCAGGAGGCACGGACTAGATCGAGCCGCAAGCCGATAAGTTCAGAGATCCACTGGCGCAGCGGGTCCATCAGCCCTGTCTCATTGTCCGAACTCGTCGGACGCAATGCTCCGGGCGTCCGGCTATCAGTAACTGCCATCACTCACCTCCGCAGGCCAACAAGTCAACCTCAAAAAGCCCTTCCCAAACTGCGAGTAATCCGCGCAGTCTTTGACGACAAAGCGCTTACCGCGCCACTCGACCTCATCGTTTCCTGAGCCGCCGAAACCCGCGGGCATATCGGCAATCATGAAGCGCACTAAGATCGTGCCCTCGCGCCGGAGCGCCTCCGGCAATCTCGAGATGGTCTTTGTGTCGGCCGTGATGACGGCCATGACCTCAGTGCTTTCGCCTTCGGTCCAGGTGGGATTTCCGAACTTGTCCAGGCCCTCAACAAAATGGATCAGCTTGCAGGGCGAAGTGAACAAAGGAGATCGGATTACACGTTCAACGTCTAAAGTCGCCATCATTCCTCCACCACAACGCCGTCAATGGCGTCGCGTAACTGCCCCGTGTTAATCAAGGGCCGAATGCCCACGCCTTCCCTCTCGTTCTCGCGGGTGCCCTTGGTAAGACGCGAGCGGTTACGATTGGCAATGGTCCTAGGCTTGAGCGGTTCGAAGTCGGCGGTTTGCATGTAGCTTTTGACCGCTGAGGCCGAGCGGATCGCCAGGCGCTCGAGTGCCTGACCACACTTTTTCTCATCGCCCTTGAGTGCGCAGTCCATGGCGCCCTTGAGACCGTCGACAATCATTTCCCGATTCGCCTCCAGGCCCGGAACTAAGAACGGTCGCGGCGGAATATTGTTCGCCGGAGAGCCGTTCTCATGCACAAAGCCCAAAAGGTGATTGCTCGGGGCGCCGTCGTTTCGCGTATCGCCCTTAGAGCCTGCCGCGATGCCGACATAGACAGCAGTTTTCGCCAGACGCTGCAGTGCCTGGTTCAACTCGCCGTCATGTCGGACCATGGAAACAGAGATCGTCTTTTTCATATCTGTCTGGCTCCTGCTCCGAATAACTGAATCAGCTGCCATAACTCGCGGCCGTAGGCAGTGAGATTCCATGAGCCGGCGCCCTCCTCCGAGGAGGATGAGGTGTCGTAACTCACGGATGCGCCGTCGACAGACATGGACGAAACCTGCCCGAGACCGGAGTTATCGCCGCCGTTTCCACCTCCAGCGGCTGATTTTGCGAATGTTAGATAGTGGGCCGTATACAGACCCATGACGTGTGCCCGGATCACGGGATCAGGCCAGGTTTCTTCCGAAAAAAATTTAGCGGCTAAAGCTAAACGCGCTTTAACCGCCACGTCCGGATAACTGTCTGAATCGATCTCCGGAAATAACTTGCGAAATTCCTCAAGCGTCAGAGGCTGGTTCAACATTTTCAGCCTCCTTCACAGATGTGGTCTTTTTCGCATTTTTCTTTGGCGCCGGTTTTTCCTTCACTACCGGCTCAGCCTTTTCCTCGGCCGGTTCCTCAGCCTCAACCAGCTTTTCTTTCGCCGGCGGCGTGATGTCGATATACGTAGCGAGGTGTGCTTGCAGATACGGGTGAGCCGCGACTGCGTCCTCAACCTCGTAGGACTGCGCGGGCTTAAATTCGAACTGCTGAGAGCCCATATTCAGAACCAGCGGGCAACGAACTGTAATTCGTTTCATAAAACCTCCTTAACCTGCGGATACTGCTGCCAGGTCGGCGTAGTAAACCATTTCCGGACGCACGAACTCGACGCCGCCGAGAGCTGCAAAGTACGGAACTGCCTGCTCGAAATTGCGGTACTGAACCGGTAGAGAGGCAATCGGAACCAGCGGGAAGCGGACCACGTCCACTGCCTTTGTGTAGGCCACAATTCGCGGCGTAGAGAACAAGGTCGTGTCGGCCAGCCAACGCACAGGGCGAATGGTCAGCGTACCTCCGTTAGCAACGGAGAGGTTATTAGCCTCAACGTAGCGCAACAGGTTCATTTCGGTATTAGTCAGCTGTGTGCTCACCAGTTTGCCGAAAATTGCCGGGGGAACCAAAAGGTTCTTCGGAATGCGGTTGTACTGCGTTGCCTTCCAGGCCTTTTCCAGGATGTTATTGAAGTAGCCGATAACGGTCTTCACATCGGTGGAATCGGTCCAGGTGCCGACATTTTCATGCGTTACCTGATCGGAATTGAGCAGGCCTTTGACGCCCACTTCGTCATCCCCGACATAGACCTGAGCGTCGATATCGAGCTGATGCTTCATGCGCATAGCAGAGTGTTTCTGCGCATCGATCGGGCGACCTGCCTGCATAGCCTTCTGGAGCTCGAAAATCGTGTAAGCGACCTCCATGCCCCAGAGTGTCAGCGGTGTGGCAACCTTCTTCAGAGAAACAGAAACACGGGCAGGCGTGGAATCCGGGCCCTTAATGAAGGACTTTTTACCCGCACCTGTGCCGCCGAATCCGCCCATGTATTCAGACTGAATGAAAGAAGAAACCTCATCGGCGATCGTGACATCGTCGCGCAGGTCGATATCCCTGCCATATGTGAAATCCGCGATCGGTTCATAAACACGAGCATCCAGGCGCTCAAGCTCACCGACCAGGAATGCGCCGGTAGAGGAGATTGTTTCAGCGTCAGCAAAACGTCTTGGCATTTTTTGCTCCTATTAGATGTTGAATGCGATTTCGGCAAGGCCGGCATCGTCCTTGGCGCCCATAAACACGCAGTTAGGAATCGCCGTGGCGCCTTCCGCCTTAGTGGCTGTAACGCCCTTGTTTGTGGCGTCAAGATAGACAGCACCACCAGGCGCCGGAGTGCCCGCAGCGCGCACGGCAACGTAACCGCGGCGCAGGATGCAGACAAAAGCGTCTTTCGGCCAGACTTTTCCATCCGGGCCCACCTGGCGATAGTCGCGAACTGCGATGCCGTAGACCTTGGATGCATCAGTGGCCGGAGTGGCCTTACCGGTTGCGGTCAGAGAAACCAGAACGCCGTCGTCGGCGACCGGAGTAGTTGTGTCGTTCTGCTTGACCTCTGTGGTGTAGTCAAACATGCCGCGAGTGATATCGCCGGCGGAACCGCGAGGCATAGATGTGCCAATAAACTGAGACATTATTTAGCCCCCCAAAAATCGTTGAGTTTTTTCTGAACGTATGCGATCGAATTGACGGAATCCTCAGCGCTGTCGCCGTAGCGTGTACCGCTGGCCTTCGGATTCTTTCCAGACTTAGACATGGCGACTGCCGCCTTGAAGGCGATGTCCAGCGCTTTGCCGTCGAGCTCAGAGGAATCTCCGAACTGTTTGACGCCGGCGCCTTTCAGCGCCGTGCGCATAACGCGCTCGATCTGATTGCGTGTGAATTTGCCGCCCTTGGCGTCGCCCACAGGCTTTTTCATTCCCGGGCAAAGTGCCTCGGCGTCGCCGATGATGGCCTGAGCATCCGGATCGTCGATCAGCTCATTGTCATCATTCTGGTCAGCACCGGCGTCCGGCGCCGGGGGCGTATCTGCGTCGCCTACAGGTTTCTGAGCCTGGCCCTTAGCCAGTGCTGCCACCATGGCCTCGAGTTTGGCCAGGCGCTCCTCAAGTGTTGGTGTGGGTGCCGGTGTCGGGGTAGGAGCTGGCGCCGGTTCAGGATCTGCGTCCTGCACCTGGAGCTTGTCCACTTCCTCGTTAAATGCATCCTCGTTTCCGTCGCGGAACAATTTCCGCAGGCGGGTCTTTAAGCTAGTTGTCATGCTTCCGTCTCCAATTTTGCAGCCCGAGCATCGGGCTGATACCACTAGAGCAACGTGGTTGCCCACGATGCCAATTTGCTCAATCCCCTGGGGCGTTTCCTGCGTATCCGCGTCATACCCGCATGAGACTTCCTTCAAATCCCCGCTCTCGACTGCCTCGATCGCTTTTCGATCCGTCAAAAGCAAATCGGCGAGAAGAAAATCCGATTTATCGCCTTCTCCTCGCCGAACGTTCTGGGTCGTACCGACTGCAATCTCCCGCCAGTTGTCCGGATCTGCGAATCTCGCGTGACCGATGACTACCGGCTTGGCCTCAAACGAGGCAATCGTTTCGGGATTAAAAATTTGTTCTTCCGGCCGCCACACCTGAACCGCACGGCCGATATTTGGCAGGCCTACCTCAGCCGCTGAATATTCAAACGATCCGACGCGGCTAATCGGAACGTCTCGACATAACAAATAGCCCTCCGGAGTTTTTTCCTTCAGAGGGCTGATTTTTTCCGTGGTCAAGAAGCGACCGTCTCGAAATTTCCTTCTCATTTGTCCTTCTCAAAAAAGAGTGGCGAGGGCCAGCACCGGCAGTTGAAGACGCATCCGGGATGGCTGCGAATAGGCGTACCGCCTGCGCCGACGTCACAGATCGGAGGATCGCTCCAGGCATGAACGGTCTTATCCAGCTCACGATGCCTTGGGCGCACTGCGTTATCGCCAACCGTGTGCCACACGTAATGCGTAGAGCCAACGGCCTGGGCCCTGGCCTGCGTGAAATTGCTCCGAGCCCTGGCGGTCTCTGTCCGGGCAATGCAAATCGCTCGGGATTCCGTAACGCCGCCCAGCTCGTTTTTGATACGCTGGGCGATATCGGCATAGCGCTGGCCGTCCGATAGCCCGCTAGCGGCCCATTCCTGAACTTTCTTGGCGGCCTCCATGGGCAAAGAGCGGATTAGTGCGACCTGCTCCTCGCGCAGGCGATTGAAAATCGGCCCGGCGGCTGCGTCCTTCAACTTGCGGCGAGTTTCCCGGCTGATCTTTTGGCCAATCCTGAGCCAGGTGTCGTAATCTGCCGAGGCCGCTCGGCGCAGCATGATGTCTGCCACGGAGCGAGCCCATTCGTCGAGCCGCACTGAATAATCAAACAGACTGAGCTGGAGCTGGCTCGGATCGGTTCCCTCCCACTCCAGGGCGATCTGCGCGATCTGTTTGGCCACTGCCTTGAGCCGCTTGCGATACCAGCGGTCCAAAGCCGCCGTTTTGGCCTGCTCCCGGAACTTGTTCTGCTGCTGCATTTAATCCTCCTGCCTCTGGCGGCATGAGCTCGTTTTCCTGTTTCTCGGCCTCGTCGATGTCCTCCTCGGTAATGGAGGAGAAAAGGCCGATGGTCGGGCTGAGCTTTTTGAGCTCCTTCATTGCGTTCGGCAGCGGAATAGATTCGCTCTGTAACGCCTGCACAATCGCACCGACCATGGCCGTTGCATACGCGCCTTTCTGCTCGTTGGTCATCTGCCAAAGCGGGCGGAAATCGAAATTGAAATCTTTGTCCGGAGCATGTCCGGTCACGCTCATATAGATAACGTTTAGGATTTTCTTTAAGCCCGGGCGCAGCATCTTTTCCTGCTGCTGTTTCGTATTGTCGTAATAGAGCCGAATGTCGCTCTCGCCGGTGGAATTGAAGCCGACCGGAGACTGACCGAACAAGCGCACCAGCGGAATGCCTGTGGCGCCGGAGATCTGCTGAGCAAATTGAAGGAGCACCTCGGGGAGGCCCGTGAACGTGTAGGTCATCGTCTGAAAGTCATCCTCGATGTCCCCGAGCGTCATGCCCTCGATTGACTGGAATAACCGGGTATGCTCCATCTGTGTCATGAAGCCTTTTTTGGCGGCGTCGTTTGTCAGAATGGAGCGCAGGCCCTTGACCTTGTAATAGCGCAGGTAACACTTATTGACGAGCTGAGCCGCGCCTTCGGTCGCCATATCAAACATCTCGATTCGGTTGAATAGCGGCTCCAGCACGCTCGCGCCCCAACCGCGATAAGCCTGTCGCAGGTAGTACGGCAACCGGCGCCCTTCAAACCGGATACAGCGCGAATAATGGATTTTTCCTCCGGGAATATCGATATTGCTCTGCTCGGCAAAGACTTGGTAATACTTGGGCTTGCCAAAATTCGGTCCGAGCTCCTGGACAACTTCCGTCGACGGGTTGACCTGCCAGCAGTCGAGAACGAGCAGACCCTTGAATGCGCCTTGTTTGATCGGCCCGAGCGGCGTGCCCATGTCGTCACCGTCAATGAGAAGGACAGCAAGCGAGCCGCCATAGAGCCGCGCCCATTTGAGCGCATCGCACAGGCTATCCCAAACACGAAATTCATCGAGCGCAATATCGATCGCCGAAGCGACCTCCGGATCATCGCACTGGAGCTCAACGCCCTCGCGCGTCATGTCATCGGCCACCACGTCAACCGCGAGCCCGCACATCCATGAGCCCTGGTAAGCCCATTCCAGCTCGTTGCGCTGAAATGATTTGAACTCAGGGATGTAGCGATTGCCGTTGAGCGTCGTGCTCGTATTCAGGCCCATGCGCAGGAGCGGGTTCTGAAACCCGTCGGCAAACTGCTGGCTGCCGCCGCGCTTTGTCCGGGAAAGTTTTTTGTTTACCTTCATGCTTAACCTCTGCCCAGGCGAATGAACTCATCGAGCCCCGCCTGTGTGATATAGCCATCAAGGCTGTACCGGATGGCATCGATGCCGTGGTTGTATTTATCAACGATGATCGGGAGGACCTCGTTTGTCTTAGGGTCGACCTTGTAGCTGTAGAGCTTGAATTCTTCTGCTGTATGGCGACAGCGCGGATGGATGACGATCTTGTCGAAAGATTTCAGATAGGCGATACCGTCCTCAATCGAGCCCTGCCACTTCTCAGCCGCTGAGATATTGAATCCCTTTCGCTTGGCCAAATAGCTGATCGTCTCGGGTCTCGAACAGTCCGCTTTAATCGGCCAGCTCCTAGAGAGCGGGACTGAATCGTACAGCGCCGGGAGCTCGTCTAGCTCCACGCCGTGGCCGAAGGCCTCATACTCGATATACAGCCGATTGTCGTACATGAACGATCGCACCAGCGTGCTCGGGTCGTTCGCAAAGCCAAAGTCAGCGCCAAAAAATAAACGATCTGCTTTCTGCCAAAGATCGTCCGGAAAACTCTCGACCGTGAACCTGCCGCGAAAAATCTGCGCATCGCTGATTGTCCGAGGAAATCCTTCCCAAACGTGCAAATAGTTCTCGTAGTCATTTTTGCGATCCCATTCCATCTGGCGCCGGAGCGCTTCCGGAAAGTATGGGTTTTCATCAAAATTAACTTTCCGGACATAGGCGCCGGGAGGCGGCGCATCAGTCAGGAATAATTTGGTCGTCGGATCGTCGGCCAGGAGCGGGTTAAACGAAACCCATATTTCGGAGCCCGCTTTTCGGATGGTCGGTATCAGTGTCTCCCAGGAGACCTGCGAGACTGACTGCGCCTCCTCGATCCAGCATATATCCACGCCCTCGATCGACTTTACAGACTGCGCCTGTCTCTGCTGCAGGCCCTTAAAAAAGAACCGAGAGCCATTTATATGCCGGATCTCGGTCTCTAGGAACTCGAAGCGATGGCTCAGCCCTAGCCGCTCGGCCGTGTCCTTCAGAAGCTGATAGGACGAATCGGCAATCGAATTTTGAAATTCGCGGGAGCACAGTATGCGCAGCCGCGACAAGTTGGCCATGACGATCAGGGCCTCAGCGATTGCCCAGGACTTTCCCGAACCGCGGCCGCCATAGAAAACTTTAAATCTGTGAGGGCTCCACAGCTCGGAAAAAGGATCGTTCATTTTTTACCCTTGGCTACTTCTCTGATTTTCTCGTAGACGCTGGCCAGGCCCTCGCCTCCGGCGCCATTCGTATCCAGTTGGATCTTTGCGCCTTTTCGCCTGGCGACAACTTTCAGTCGGATCTCTGCGCGCAGGCGACGATGCGCCACTGCGTCGCCTTTCTTGACTGTGCTCGACGCTCCGTGTTTCTCGCTGTACGAATCGATCGTCTCAGATGCTTCTTCCATCGTGTCCGAAATATCGACGGCCTCATCCTCAAGGACCTGGTCGCCGAAATCTCTCGCGCGCGCGAAGTCTACGGCAAAGTCATTCCGGTCGACGGTCCACTGATAAACGGTAGAAGGCGGGATTTGCATATCCCGGCAAATAGAAGTCAGGGTCTCGCCACTGGCGAGCCGCCTTAAGATCTCTTTGGCTTTGGCAGGTGTGTACTTAGTTTGGTTGCCCCGTTTTCGCTTCGGAGCTTCGCAATTGTCCATGCTGATCCTCCTAAACGGTTACGCTTTAGGCAATAAAAAACCGCCACGCGGGCGGTTATGGTGTGTTGTTAGCTATTAGTTTACGATGATGCCTTTCTTCCGCATCTCGTCGCAGTAGTCCAGATATTCTTTCAATTCTTTGTGCGCACGAGCCGGGGCTTCCTTCTTGAGCTTAAGGCCCTCATCGCAGGGTCCGTCATTATCGAACCAATCTTCGGGGAAGGAGGCAGGGACCCTTTCATAGCACTCTTCGGTCTCAGGTGTAAGTTTCTCGGCCATTTATTCCTCTCAAATACCAAGGTCTGAAAAATCATTTTTCAGGAACCGTTCTAGTATTTTACCAACCTCTGCGGCCACTGGTCTAGGCGAGCGGCTGCAAAGATACTCAGAAACAGCTTCGGCAAAAAACTCCGCAGAATCCATAACCGCATATTCGGACAGCTCGGCCTTGATAACTGAGCGATCATCCACGAGGGAAAGATTAGAGAGCACCTTATCCTTAACGCGCCCCGAAATAAAATATCTTTTCTTTCTCTTTTCCGTCGTATCAACGCCTGCGGCTTTCATTAACTTTTCTAGGCGCCCTTCAATCGCATGCCCCAGCTCATGCGAAGCTACTGCATAAGCTGCGCCTTTGGACATAACGCCCTGAGGATGGAATTGCGTAGAGATACAGTTACTAAACGAAGCGGCGAAGGACGCCTCATTTCCTCTCCCGTAATACTTAGTATTGAAATCGATCGCGCCCCTACTCATCGAGCACTGACCATACGTGGAGCTTCCGAGCCTAGAACAATTAGCCCTTCCGATATTACCCGCAAGAAAAGGAAACTTTGAGCAGATGTCAGAATAAGCCTGCCCTATAGAGCGCGCGGTATCCGGCCCCATAAGATTAAGTCCCTGGGTCGGCGCATTCATTAGGCCGCTGGAATCCAATGCCGCTACGACGTCCGTAGATGTAGACGAGGATGCCAGATCAGAATTTAGCTTTTGAATTTGCGGCTTAACGTTTTTCGCGAGCTCTTTTGAAAATTGCGCCTGAAAAGCGTTCATAGCCCGCTTTTGCTCACGCTTAAATCTTTCTGCCTCAAATTTCTTTTTCTGCTGCAGTTGACGTTTTTGGCGATTCGCGGGCCTTCTGGACGGCAGAGCCGCCAAAGCGTCAACCTTATCGCCGAGCTTCGAGGAGGCTTTATCCAGGGCCTTATAAAAATCCGTGCTTCTAAAATCCGCCCTGTCCGTATACCAGACAGAGGCTTCGGCGACACGCTCCAGGGCGGAAAGGCGAAGTCTCTCGGCGTAAAGATTTTTAAGATCTTCAACTTCGTCCGGCTCCAGGCCGTCCTCGCCTTTCGTAAGGTCTCCGTAGTCCCTTTCAAAAATATCATCGACACGCTTTCGAGCGGCCTGAAAACTCATCGCGCGCTCATATACCTTCTCCGCTTCGTCCGGGCCATACGGATAGCCCATGGATCTCAAGCGGTCATATTCTTTATCGAGCGCTTTGAGAATTTGGTCCTTGTTATCCAGGTCGATCGTGTAGGGATAATTAAGGTCTTTGATCGCCTTACCTACGCTGTCCGGAGTAAATTCCTTCTGCGTCGACTTAACCAGCTTGGCCGTTTTCGTATATTTGTCGGAGCCAGTGTACTGAGGCTTCTGGGGAGCCTTGGGCGCTTTAGACCATTCAATCACGGCCTGAGCTCCCGGCTGCTCCTGTCTGCCGCCTCGAGGTGCTGCAGAGATATGGCGGCCGTTAAATTTTCCGCCCATGCCTGCGAGAACCTCTCCGGTGCGATCATCCAGCTTAACGGGCGTACCTTTGTTTTCCGGGCCGTTAGGTTTCACCGTGATCCATTTAACTCCGTCCTTAAATCGGACGGGGACGCGGCCGAGGATTTTGATATTCATAGCGCAGACCCATAAAAAGAAACCGCCCGATCACGAATGACCGAGCGGCTCAAACCCCATGTACTTACTCAAAGAGAAAGATCGGTTGTTACACGGGACGATCAGCCCGCTATTTCCTTAGAATCATTCTTGCTAAATAACAATCCAAAGGAGAATCCAATTTAATGTCCCAGGGAATTATTAACATCTTTACGGTGAGCATTGGGCTCGCCGGTTTTTGCCTAAGCCTCTTTAACTACTTCCACATGAGGAGGCGCGACGCCCTAGAGACCGCGCCTAAGGTAGTCGTGCGCAGCATAGAAATAAAAGACGATGCTATCCACATGATACTTGCTTTTTACAAAGGCGAAGAAACAACGATCTATACGGGAATAAGAGTAAAAGGCTTTTTAGTTTCTCAGGGTATTTGGACCGCCGGGGACAGTGCGATAGAAGGAGACATCTTCGTCTGTAGAAACGATTGGCATAAAAAACTAAACATTTTTCTAGAGGTCTCCCCGATTCAATTTTCCTCCGGGAGAGGGCCCACCCACATTTTTGGAGATGACCGGTACGCCTATTTCGACTTCTTTATCAAGAAAAATAAAGCATCCATGCAAGACATGGAATTGTTGCGGATATCCCTTAAAAGTACAAACTGGTGGAGCAGTCTAGTTCTGATGCACCAAATCGAAACAAAGATATAAACCCCGATTAGGACATTTACGACTAGGATCGCAAAGAGTAGTTTTTCGATAAGCGTCATTTTCCTACCTTTATACGAACCCCCGGGCTCGTCGCCAGGCGAAGCAGCCAGAGGACGAAAATCCAACGAACGCAGAACCACCACGCAGAATATTCGGTTATAAGCCGCTCGAAAAAGGAGATTAGTTCAGACATCGGAGGAATTCCTCGCCTATAAAAGCAAAAGAGCTCGAGATCCATCAGGTCCGAGCTCCAGCGTACTACGTTTCTTCCGGGCACGCGAAAGACCGCTATAGAGCGATCAGGCACAACGCAAAGTCGTAGATTAAATTGTTACCTCGACTTTACCATTTCAAGCCGCAGATTAATATAGGGATTAACCCTCTCTTTTGCCGTTCTGAGCTCTCTCGATGGCATCCGCAAACGCCTGGAGGAAAGACCGGCGCCATTCCGGCTCCTGTCTGTAGGAGACCTTAGACTGACGCAGCAGCCGCTCGTACTCTCTGCGCGTGCCGAAAACGAATACCCGGATGTGACGCTTTACCTTTGTCCCGTCAACTCTTTCGGGCAAACTCATCCAGGCGCGCTGCAGAAGCTCGGCGTCTGAATAGTCCGGCGCCGGAAGAAGTGGATCGCGGGTCTTAAGCTCGGTCACTTCCCTCCAGAACTTTTCTTCTTCTGTTTCCGGGGCGCGCTCAAAATAACACTTGGCATACCGGCAGAAGGTGTCCGTAGGTGAGCGCCATCTGACAGGCTTGTCGCCATAGACCCGTCGCCAGTTGGCCAGGCGTTCGTAGAAGTGAGTATCGATCAAAGAATTCTCCTGTTGATTTTTGCTTGATAATTAATTCCTATATCCGGGGAGAGGCAATGGAAATCTTTTTTGGTCTCATTAGCGCCGTCGCGGCCGTTATTGCCGCGTATTTTGGCGCCGTACAATTCCTAGACGGGCGCCCTTATATCGCTGATACGAGGTGCCTCATGCTTAGGGACGGCTTCGTTCTCTATGTCCAAATCGCTGTCGGCAGCGTCCAGTTCAGGATAAAAAGTGTTTCTGTGGACGGAATGCTGCTGGGGCAGCCGACCAACGGGGTGCATAAATTCGGCCTTCATTTGGTTCATTTTCCGCCCGAAGAATCCTTTGTCAAAGAACTTCCTATCGACGTAGTGCTCGACCCGATAATGTCTCCGCTTCCTCGAGAATTGTTCTTTATCTGTAAGCCAACTAGATCCTGGACCCCCGCGGACAGTCTCCGGATAAATATCCGGATGTCTCGCTGGGTCAGGCTGACAAAGACAATCGCGATCGCCAGGAATAGCTGAGTTATCGAAATGATCATTAGGCTTGTTTCTATATCCATCTTTTAGCCCTTTCCTCATAGATCTGGTGATCGTTCAACTTCAGAAGGCCCCACGCTTTTAAGGTGGCCTTCCTGACTTCATCAGGGTCAACATAGTCACTAACCCAATTGAACCACTCAGACATGGATTCCCCGTGGATGTGTTGATATTCCTCCGCAGTCCAACGTACGACTTCCATTCCCTTGATTCTGTCAATTCGCATCACTTACCTCCTGCGGCTGCTACTTCTTCGCGAATGAGGCGGAACAGCTCATCAATCGTCATGATCGCTAGCCATTTTTTTCTGTCAGCTCTACAGACAACAATCGGACGCTCTGGAAACTCACATCCTCGTTCAGCCTGATCAATCCAGTCGTAGATGTTGCCAATAGCAGCGCGTCTTTTGACTTCGATAGAGAAGGGCTTGAGTTTGATGTCTGCACCTCCATCCCGTGTCTGCTGTAGATTCCTATGAACCTCAATTCCGAGGTCTCGTAAAATCAGGTCGCAGACTTCGCGTTCTCCGACAGCCCCTTTTGTTCTTTGGGATTTGCTCATAATCCCTCCTGATGCTTGCGTTTTCTGTTTTCCTCTTCCAATGCGTCAATGGCCAGCCAAAGGTATTTGATTTGGATCTTGAGGCCACAGTTTTGATAAAAGGCCATTACTGCCACAAACAAAACCGCAAGATTGATCAGCACCAAAATGATGGCCGAACTTTCGATCGTTGATAGTTCCATGTTTTTCTCCTGGTTGTTTTATCGTCTCTGAGCGATTAGTTCTGCATGAACCCTGTATCGCTCGAATTGTGAAAAGAATTGCCTCCGGCGTTCGATGCGCTCATCCGTATCAAGATCAAAAACCGAGCACCGAGCAAATGAAATCGGGTAGCACTCGAGGCCAGCACCTTTATCCGGATGGTGGCAGTAGACGTTCATGTCTCCGAAAGAAGTCTTAGGCGGCCGCCGGACATTTCCTGCTGGATCGATCCAGTAGCTTTCGGCAAACTTGCAGTGCAGACAACATCCGGTCATGATCAATCCTTATTCTGTAGCCACAAAATAAATGCGATTAACAAGGACACCACGCAGCACATAGAAAGATAAGCAACGTCCTCAAGATCAAAATTCATGTCTTTTCTCCCGTCCGATTTCAAACGCCGCTCTCACTAGCAACCCAAACAGCACCAGATTGATAAACACGACCGGCGCCAGCACAATCATCAAAAGCGTCCATGCAGAATCCGACATGACGCACCTCAATCGAAAAGATCAGCAGTAGCCTGTTTACGCATTGATTCGCCCATAAACAGGGCCGGAACACACTTTGCTTTGATTCGGTCGTACAGGCGCTCCCCAATGAGATCAGATAGGGTTTCTGCGTTTAAGTTGCTGATTAGGATCGTGGGATATTTGTCAGTCATTCGGTTCTCAAGAATTGAGAACAAAATCCTGCGTTCAGCGTCTGAGCCTTTTTGAACACCGATTTCATCAATCACTAGGAGCGGAATGTATGAGAAGAAATTAATCGCTTCTTCTTCAGACGAGCTTGAGCCGTTGCGGTACGTATCCCTTACGCCTGAGAAAATCTCTGCCGCTCGGTAGTACTTCGGAAAAAATCCTTTGTGCTTGCGGATCAGCTCAATCATGATTGAGCAGGCAAGATGCGTTTTTCCTGTCCCGCACGCGCCCAGAAAAATTAGGCCATACCCGCCCTGCCACGCCTTTTCAAAACCTTTCACGAAACGTTTAGCAAGTGCAAGCGCCTTTTGCTGAGTTTCGTTTACAGGCTTGAAAGTGGAGAAGTCCTTGCTCCGGTAGTCGTACGGGATTCTGGCGCCTTCGATACGGCGTTTAATCTCGTCTTCTTCCTGCTGCTTACGGAATGCTTCTTCTTTGGCCTTCCATTCCTCACGGTGTTCTTCTATGCACTGAGGGCAGGTGCTCTGAGATTTGATTTCTTCTCCTACCCAAATTTCATCAGCCAAGTAATAACCGTGTTCCGGACATTTAACGATTCGCTGCCGCTTGGTCATCACGCCTAAGATTGAATTGATGACGCCTTGGGTTTTAGGTTCTTTCGTATTGTTCATAGTATTAAATTCCCGTCTTTATCAAATTTGCATCCCTTCATGTAGAACTCATCCGTGAATCCGCCAGGCGGTTCGTAAGCAAAAGACTTTGAGGCTTGGTTGGGCGGCTTCTGCTGTTGCCACTTAGATTCATTCAGACACCATGTGGTGAATGCGGCTTTGTAGTCTGCGTACTGTTTTCCATTGGCTTTGCAGTAAGCGACCATCTTTGAAAACAACTGCTGTGGGTCTTGAATGTTGTGCTTCTGAGCGATCTTCAAAAACTCTTCCGGAATTGGGTCATCCTCGTTATAAGGACATGGCACCTTTTCCTTCTTCGGGCGCTTTGGTTTTTTCTCAACTGTTTCCTTTTTGGAAATAGCTGTCTTCTCTGGAGCAGTCAAAGAAAAGTTTGGTGCGCTCTCTATAGAGTTATTAATAGGTTCCTTTATAGGTTCATTAATAGGTTCGTGGTTCACTGCTGAACTAGGGGTAGGTTCAGTACTGAACTGGGTGGTAGTGCACTGCTGAACGTGGTTCACTGCTGAACGTGGTTCAGTACTGAACGTGGTTCGGTTCTGAACTAGGTAGTGATTAGATACACCCTTCCCCCTGACAATTTCGATTAGACCTCTTGAGGCAAGACTGTCCAACTTGGAAGAAAGTGTCTTGTTGTTCTTGATACATGCCTTTCGCATTAAAGTTTCGCGAGACGGATTGCACTGCCTGGATTTGTCGTTAAGAAAGTCAGAAAGAACGACCAGAAGTAGTTTCTCTTTTGGGTCGTCAATGTCCTGGTTTATAGCCCACTTGATAGCGTCAAAGCTCATGTCGTTCCCCCTTAATCTGGGAACTCTGAGGTACTTCAGAATTACTTTCTTTTTCCTTGTCAGCTACCAGCCGCGTCCATAAACTGACTTTGTATTCTTCACGTTGGAAGAAATCCTGAAGGAGACACAAAAGCAGCTCATTTGAATGCAAGTTTTCGGCTATGCAAACAGCGTCGAGCTTTGCTTTCATCTCTTTTGTAACGGCGCACTTGACCACGATGTCACCACGCCGATTTTCAGGATGTAGGAACATTATTTGAACAACTCAGGAGCTAACTCTTCACGGGGGACACCGGTGATTTCAGAAACCTGCTTCACTCGTTTTAGCGGTACAACGACCCATTGCTGTATGGATTGCTGGCTAATGCCGAGCTTCCTAGCCAAAGCACTTTGGCCGCCAGCTTTCTTGATGGCCTTCTTTAAGGCAGTTTTAGCGCTCATTTAAAAACCTCTTTAAAAATCTACAGTCAATTCTACAAGTGATACTTAATTATTACAAGCATTGACTGTATTGTTTAAAAATATCCGCCTACAGGTAAACCTTGTAGAATTAAGGGGAAGGAGCCTCTTATGAATAAGGAACAGATAGCCTCGAACATTGCAGAGGCAAGAAAGCGTTCTGGATTGAATCAGAGTGAATTGGCCAGAAGATTAGGAATTCGACCACAATCAGTTCAACAGTGGGAAAAGGGAACGGCTACGCCAAAACTTGACCGCTTAACCGCGATTGCTCAAGTCTTAGGTGTTTCATTGGAGAGTTTGACTGGCCAGGAGCCTATCCCTGTTGTCAAAGAAGAAACCGTTGATTCTGATCCGGACGACATAATCAAAATACCGAGATTCAATGCAACCGCCTCAATGGGTGCCGGGGATGTTGTCTATCCTGACGAGGATCAAGTGGTCGAACATCTTTCAATCCGCAAGAGCTGGCTGAGGCAGCATGTATCCTGCTCATCGTTCAATAAGTTGGAAGTCATTACAGGCCGCGGGGATTCAATGGTTCCCACGTTTGAGAATGGAGACATCCTCTTGGTGGATACGGGTATCGAGAAAATCACCAGTGATGCTATTTATGCCCTCAACATCGGCGGAGAACTTTTCGTAAAACGCATCCAGAGAAATATTGACGGCGGCTTGATAGTAATCTCCGACAATAAGGATTACGAAAAAATGTACATTCCAAAGGACGAACTTGATACTGTTCGGGTTATTGGGAAAATTGTCTTCGCGTGGACTGCAAGCAGGCTCTGATGAATGAAGGTTTCGTATTATTCATCCTAGTGCTCGCTTATAGCGTCTGGTTGATTTACTCGCTCTCCAGAATATCGAACTTAAAAAAAGAAGATGATGAAGTACTCTTTAAAAACAGAAAGATTCTGGAAGACAATGAGGAAGTTCTGAAAAAAATCGAAGCACAGAGAGCCGAACTTCAAAAAGAAATAAAGGGGAACCAAAACATATTGTTGGGAACTCTCAAATTAAACAGTTGCTTCAAGAAAGATTTTTTGGAAGGCCGCAAGTGGCTTGCAAAGTTAATTGCCAGGCATAAAGAAGCACAGGATGAAGCTTTAGAAGAATGCTTACGATACAAGGCTAGACCTGCAATAACGGCTGCCAACGAAGTGGCCAGAATTAAGAGAGAGAAAAAAGCTCTTGTCGAAGAGAACGTCCTTCTAAAGTCCGAACTGGAGACCATTAAAGAATACTTCCCAATTGTGGAAGAGTACGAACAGGAGATTTTGGAAGAAACTAACGGTTTCTTACCTATGGACCTAACTGATGATTCTGGAGTAGACAGAGTAAGAAGATTCATGTCTTCAGAGGAGTACAAAAAACTTCCGACATCAGAGCGTAACCAACTTGCCCTCGATCGGTTTTTAAAACACACAAGTCATAGCTACGTAGGAAAATTGTTTGAACTGCAACTCGGCTGGGAATACGAGCAAGCAAATTATCTGGTCGAATACACGGGTATTCAAGACAAGAAAAAAGATAGGGGACGCGATTTAATTTGCAAAGAGTTTGCAGGGATGGGAGACACTCTCATAGTTCAAGCTAAGTGCTGGTCAGCAAAGAAAACTATTTTTGAAAAGCATATTTTCCAACTATTTGGAACAATCTTTGAATATAAGCGAAAGCACCCGAGAGAAGTAGTTAGAGGAGTTTTTATTACTACAACAAAGCTAGATGACTTCGCCAAAGAATGCGCAAAAGAATTGGGTATCGAGATCGAAGAAAACTACAAGTTACGGAAAGACTTTCCTATGATCAAGTGCAATATTTCTTCTTCTGGAGAGAAGATCTACCACCTACCGTTCGACCAACAATATGACAAAGTAAAGATCGACAAGCAAGGAGAGTTTCTAGCCTTAACAGTCAAAGAAGCTGAGGCCGCTGGCTTTAGGAGAGCTATGCGCTGGCACGGTAAGAACAACTAAATCTTTACTATCACTTTCCCTTATTGCAAGAAAAGCTACAGTTTTTGCTTGCAATTTTCTTTCAATTGGTTTACAGTTTGTACTTGTAACGAACAAGTAGCTCTTTAAAATGTTTCTTGCAGGTTCGTAATCAAGAAACACTGCTCCTAAAGCTGAGTAAACCGAAAAGCCAGGGAGCGACCAGGCGGCAAGTGAATTGCGCCTAAGTAATCCGGACGAAAGGAAGGATGCGGTAGAGAGAATGTCGAACCGACACAGGTTAAAGTCCGCCGTAATTGGCCACGTGGCTAGAACTAGTTTCCAAGTGCGTGTGTGTAAGAGCAGCTCCCTGTACAGGCTCAGAGAAGTAATAAGAGCGCTGACAAAGTAAGTTCCCTCGTAGTAGAGACCGTTCAGCGAAGACAGTTCACAAACAAAAGCGCCTTCCTCGTTACGACCAGTCTTTAACTCGGAGGACGCTTCTGTTTTTTTAGGAGACAGCGCGATGAACAAAGAAATCTCCATCCTTTCGCAAACATATAAGGCGCTCAGCAATGCAGCTCCTCCTCAGGGCGAGACAGCCGCACGCGAGTTCTACGAAGGTCTGAAAGCTCTTGAGTACGCAGTCTGGTGCCTAGAAAACTCTCAGGAAGTTGCTATGGGCTCACCCAAACAGGTGATACGAATCTTCCCAGAGTTTTATCTTGTGGAGCGGTCTGAGGAGGTACATACTTTCCTTCAAGAATTCGGACATTGGTTATCTCAGGAACCCCGAAAATGCAGCATAATCTGAAACTTGTTCACGACAGCGACTGCGCCGTCAACAATGAGCCGGCCTTTCCCGCCGGCCCGTGTGACTGTGGAGCAGAAGCTAGAGCTCGGCATCAATACGTGAGAATGCTGGGTCAGATTTTTTATAAAAAGGTGGCTCGCTGTAAAAATGCTCTTCGGTTAAGACTAGTCCTTGGATTTTGTCGATCCGAAAAAGCCTCCAGCAAGGCACTGTTCCTGAATGCGTATCTCCTGCTGTTTGGTACCCACGAACGGCAGGCATTCCTGCGGTGGTGTAGCCGAGTGTCGCGCATTCAACGACTCTATCCAGACCATCGTAGTTAAAGGTCACGAATCTCATCTCCTTTATTGCTGAGACTAAGACAATGTAATTATTGATGACATGCATTTTTCCTCCATTGAGATAGTTGAAAGTTTGCAAATTAATTATCTCGCGGAGGTGACAGTCCGGAAAGACGGACATTCCGCACTCCCCGAATGCGGTACCGATAAACTAAATCCAACTAAATTCGACTAAAATGCAGAAAAGGAAATTTAGATGCTTGTAAAGATCAATAGGTACAGAAACAAGATCAAGCGCTTGACCGATGCGCTCGAAAAGCTTGGTGTGGCAGGTGTGGCACTTGGGCTATTCCAAAGCAACACGGCCGGACTATTAGGTGGCTTAATTTTCATTGCGCTATCTATTGTTCTTACGAAGGAGGATGAATAATGACAACTGCTTGGATTCTTTATTTTCTAGGCGGCCTTGCATGTGTTGCAGGGATTTTGGTGCTTCAGCATCTTGGTAGCAAATGAACGTTTGGATTGCAACAATGATTCTGGCCTTGGTTGTGTTCTGCGTAATGGCTGGATCAATTCTCTACTTTGCACACAAAGGCTAACCAGCTGATAGAAATTTTCGAATAACTCAAAAGCTCGCTTCGGCGGGCTTTTTTATTGCCCTCAACTATTAAGGAAAACTTGATAGTTCAGACCATCTTCATAAGCTCCCTAGGCTTTACCAATTTTTAAGTTCCAATTTTTGCGCTTAGGGGAGCTTTTGAATGTGATCTTATTTACATGGTTTTATTGGAGAGAAAAATGATCTTATTACAGGACGAGCAAAAGCAGCTCTTTAATTTCGTCATCGACGATCTTCTGAAAGAACGCGGGTCGGCACTTTACTTAACTGATGCTCTTGCTTATGCCGAGCGTGCTGTTGTGTCTGCCCTGCTCAATGGCAAATCCGAGATCACGCTTGATCTTGGTCACGTTGTCCAAACTGCAGAGGCCCAACGGGAAACAAAGGCGCTCTTCAAGGAGTATGCACAGAATTTCATTTCTGATTTGGCCATTGAAGCGATTGATCACGACATGTACCCAGACGTTAAAAATTAAGGCCTTTACAAGTCTCCATGAAAGTCGCTAAACTTACCGCAAGTGCTCAAAACACTTGTGATAAGCGGTAGACATCCGCCCCGATAGTAGCGGCGTTTTTTATGCCCGAGCGTGAGGCTAATACAAGACCCTCGCGGAAATATGCCCGCCTGACTTATCACAGGTTTTGAGCGCTTGGGCGCCATCTCAAAAATGGCGGAATTCAAAATAGTTGATAAGGAGATAGTCAATGACTACTCAGGCAAGTATGGCTTTAATGCCCATCGTTTCTGTTATTAACAACCACGTTACTGCGCTTTCTACCGATGTCGCTAAGTACTTTGGTAAGAATCATTTCCACGTTGTTCGTGACATTGAGAAACTCATAGAAAAACTTCCCACTTGTCGAGCCTCCATTTTTGGAGCCTCGGAAGTTCAGATTGCCTCCAACCTGAAGAACGCTCCGGCAAAGTTAATTAAAGCTTACCGAATGACACGAGACGGATTCACTCTGTTAGTCATGGGTTGGACTGGTGAGAAGGCTCTTCAATTTAAGCTCGCTTGGCTGGATGCTTTCAACAGAATGGAAGAGCAACTGCGCAAGCAACAAAGTTTTGCGGAGCAGGACAGCACATTGATCTCGAACGAGCAGCAATACGAGCTCTCCAGCCGTGTGATGCGCAAAACTCATGCCCTGTTTGGAAACAAGAACTACAGTTTTGTTTACCGAGCACTCAAGAGACGCTTCCGTATTCCGCGCTACACCTGCCTGCTGCAAAGAGATTTTGAGACTGCGCTGGCTTTCATTGACGGCCTGAAAGTTTCGGATTTCAATGTGCCTGATGTAAAGGAAGAAGTACTAGCCAAGAATTACGTCGTCCAGTTCCCGAGCTTCACGATTTCGGCTTCGGGTTCTGCACCTCTTCCGGCTGTTCCGGCAATTCCCGTCAGTAAGCACTACATCACTGACAACGAACTCCAGGCGATCAAGTCTTTGATTTACTACTTCGATGACTTGTTCAAGCCGCAAATTCAGTGGGCCTCGAAAGAAGCCTACAGGCAGGGACGCCCTGACGCCTCCCGCTTCTACGATGTTTGGCATGAACCGCTGTGGTTCATCGGCCGAATGAGACAACTTGTTTCTCGTAACTCTTAACTTCTCTTCTTAAATCCCCGCCTGAGCGGTAAACAAACTGAACTCCTTGGAGCTCGGGTGGGGAGCCTTTTGCCTATCGGAGGCAATCATGCTGAAAAAACTTTTGACTGCGAAAAATGCAGACAGAGATAACTACTGCCTGCTCCTTGTTGCCATGGCTCTCATTCTCACTATCGCCTATGTTGCATTAGCAGCAGACGACATTCAACGGAGTTTCGGAATATGCATGTAACACCTCGCACATGCCCCGGGCCCGGAGACCTCTGGCAGCCGTCTTGGCAGGAAGAAAAGCGCCAAGCTGAATACGAACGGCTCCTAGAAAAGTTCTTTGAAGAATACATCCCGCGGTATTGCGACAAACGTATTAACGAACTTGCTGAAGCTGGTGAGGACGAAAGACATCCTGAGATCGAGCCTTTGTTTGACGAATTTTTGAAGGAAAACGAATGGCGGTAATTACTGACGCAGAGCGTAAAAAACAGCGCAACCGAGAACTGAAGCGCCAGTACTACGCAAAAAACAAAGAAAAGAGGGTTGCGCAGAGCAAAAAATGGTATCGCAAAAGACGCGAAGAAGAATTAGCCCTGCGAAACGATAAAACACCAATCCTCCCGCAGACCCCTTTTTCAGCACTATTTACAGATTTTTTTATTGATAGGAATCCGAAAAAATGACTAACGAACAAAGAGCCGCCTGGTTAGAAGGCCGGCGTACAGGCATCGGCGGATCGGACGTGGCAGCCGTCCTCGGGCTGAATCCATGGAAAACGCCGCTGGACGTTTGGAACGATAAGCTCGGGCTTTCTGAAGATAAAGAAATGTCCGAGCCTGCTTACTGGGGAACCGTTCTCGAAGATACGGTCGCAAAAGAATTTCAGCTGCGCACCGGCAAGAGAGTTCAAAAGGTTTCTCACCAGTTCGCTGATCCGGAAACTCCTTGGGCTATTGCAAACATCGACCGAGCAATTATCAATCCTGAGATTGCGGGAAAAGTTCGGCCGCTACTGAAGGTCGAAGAGATTGAGCGCTATGCCGACATCGCCGGCGTCGAGCGCATTATTAACACGGATGTCGCTTTTGAGGCTAAGACGGCAAACGCTTTTACCGCCGATCTCTGGGGACCTTCTCAGGAGCTTGAGATCAGACAAAACAATCTCAGAACAGAGCACGTGATCCCACTTTATTATGAAACGCAAATTCAGTGGTACTGCGGCATCCTGAAGCTCAGAGGAATGTATCTCGCAGTGCTTATCGGAGGTTCTGACTTCCGGATGTACTGGATCGATGCTCGCCCGGATGTGTTTCAAGTGATCAAAGAAAAGTGTTCCCGCTTCTGGAACGAAAACGTTCTGAAGAAGATCCCGCCTGATCCTATCAACATTGACGATGTACTTCAGTTATATGGCAAAAGCAATGGAAAAGCTGTGGAAGCTCAGGGTGAGCTTGCTATTGATTATGGTGAGTATGCACGTATTGCTGGTGAAATTAAGGAGCTTAAAAAGCAGCAGGACGCGCTCAAAACCAAGCTGGCAATAGGCATGAAGGACAATGAAATCTTAACGTTAGATGGCAAAAAAGTCCTGACCTACAAAACCCAGTCAAGAAAATTCTTCGATATGGATTCATTCAAAGAAGACCACCTCGATGACTTCTTCGACTATTTGAAAGAAAGCTCCACCCGCGTCATGCGTGTGTGCGCGTAACCTTTTAGGTTGATGGCTACACAAAATGGGCAGGGTTTCTACTGATAAAAAGAGCGGTTTTGTGTAATATTCGCTTCGAGCACTACAGTACGGTGCAACAAGAAAAGGCTTTCTCGGTTGAGCCAGATCAACCGAGCCAAATTCCCTCCAAGCCTGCACAAGCGGGCTTTATTTTTGCCTCTGGCTTATTTCTCGTAACTCTTAATCAACCAAAGCCCCTCCACTTCGAGGGGCTTTTTCATAGGAATTAAATTATGTCTACATCTGACCAACTCGCTTCCGTTGTCGGCGCTCCCTCTGCCCCAGTCGCCAAACCGAAAACGAAAGCCCCGGCAATCGTTCAGCAAGTTCTGTCCGATCAGTTCAAGAAACAACTCGCCTTAGCCGTTCCCAAACATCTGAGCGCAGACCGCATGGCAAGAATTGCCGCGACCGAATTACGAAAGACTCCAGCGCTTCTCAACACAACTCCGGCATCTTTCCTGGGAGCCGTCATGCAGTCTGCTCAGCTCGGCCTTGAGCCCGGTTCCGCACTCGGTCAAGCTTACCTTGTTCCATATGGAAACCAGTGCCAGTTAATTCTTGGTTACCGCGGCATGATTGATTTGGCCCGTCGCT